TGCAGCAATCTCAGCAAAAGCTTCCTGCAATGCAGCGGTCAATAGTGGCACCAATTTGCCTTGGTCAATACCTTGATAAATAGGATCGCCGTTGCTATCAACTTCGTCTTTTGTGCCAGTAACAGACTCTGGAACAACAGTGGCAGCCTCGTGTGCCAGGAATCCATCAACTGTTTTACCTGGAGCGCCAATAAAGTTAAACCGCCTGACTGCTAGCTGATTTAATCGTGTTTTTGCACCGGTAAGCGCAACTACGTTTTCTTTCAAACGGTAGTCAGAGCCTGTGTTGTAAGCAGTGCTGTTCGTGGTGACCGAGATTGTGCCAGTAGCAGACCCGTTGTAGTGAAATCCAACAATGTTGCCCTGATTAGTATCGCCAGTCCCGTGCCTGTTTAACGCAATACATTCAGCAAAGTTGCCGATGTTAATTCGGCCACTATCTGTAAATTGAATACCGGTAACGTTATTTGTAACAGGGTTGGTTGTTGTCTTCCACATCAACGACGGGCCACCGTTCCCGCTCGTAACTAACCCGTTGTTATCACCAATAAAAAGCCTGTAAGTACCTTCTGTTGCGAGCCCGATCGTGTTCGCTGAATAGCGATACCAACCGGTGTCGGTATCACTGGTAAAGCCAAGCGAAGGTGCTATAGCCGTTCCATTACCGATCGTGATGCTGCTAGCTGTGCCAAGCTCTAAAGCGCCATCAAGACCGCGAAGATCAATCCAAGCGGTATTTGTACTATTCCTAATCTTTAACTTGTTACTTGTAGTGTCTGCCCAAAATTGATACGCAAATGTTGTAGCCGGTGCAGTTGCACCGCTGTGGTTCGTAAAAACCGCAGCTAACTGCGTATTTAAATCGGCCCTAAATGCTGACCCACTAGCATTAGCGCAACTGCCGTCTGCCTGAGCCATGAGATTGCAGGATTAAGCTTGCTTTGTCCCGTATCCTACTGCAGCATATTGGAATTGCCGATTTACCTGGCCGCCACTGGAGTTCCTGAAAGTAACCGTAAAGCCTGTTGAGGTTGGTGCAGTCATCGTATAAAAGTCCCCAGCTTCCATGTCAAAAGGCGAAATTGACACCGCAACTCTGGTGTCATCGTCCACATAAAATGCGTTGTCAAACGTAATTACTCTTGGGCCAGACGTTCCAGAAGCAAAAATGTTGCTGTTTTCTGTGCGCCGCTCAAACTGCACAGTGGCTCCAAGCTTGTCCACAATTGGAGTTTGATCAGGATGCAGCGCCTTCAGCTCTGCCTTGAACTGGAACTGCCTTGCGCTGAAGTTGCCATTTTCCAGCGGAATCCACGGACCAAAGACAAGGTTTGATTCTTGGAAGATCTTGTCGTTACTACCAACAACAGGAGCTTCTAAGTCATCTGCAATCAACGTGTCCCCGCTTTGCGTGATCAACGTGTCGTCGTTTTGTGCCTTAAGAGTTTTGATAAACCCAGCAACCGTTTGGTTTGTCTGGATAATGTCTCCGCCTTGCGTAATTAATTGATCGCCAGCCTGAGTAACAAGGTTTTGGTCAGGAAGGACCGTATCCCCAAACAGCAAGTGGTCACCGTCTTCAGTTAAAAAATACTCTTCTTGCGTTATTTGGTTCGTGGTTCGGAAGTAAACATCAGCAGTTGTGTCATCAACCAACGTGCCATCAACATCACTCCATGTATCAATTAACGCCGTGCGATTATCAATCGTATCTAGCGGGTATAAACCGCGAGAAGTCAGAACACGTCTTAGGTCAACACTATATTTGCCACCTAAATCCAATATCTTCTCGAAGTGATAAATGCCAGAGGTGCCTCGCGTTCCAACAAAATCAACTGATGTCAGATCGTCAAAGTTGCCTGAGATTTCGTCGATCTTGCCGTCACCGTCAAGAACAAGACCGTCATACTCGCTGTCGTAATAAACGCCAAAGCCTTCGCCCAGAAATGGCTTTACGTTTGAAGCTGGTACGTCTTCTCGAAGCAGTTCAAAGTTGAACCTGGGTATTGCATCTGCAATGTCAAGGCTTACGCCGACCGCATTGGTGCTACGAATACCAAAGATTGTTTCAAATTTTACGAAGTAGGTTCCGTTTATCTGCGGCAGAATTGCAAACGTTGAGTTCGCTAAAACTGTTCGCATAATTGACGTATTGGCCCAGTTTGCATCTATCGTGATGTCTGTTGTGTGCCGTATAACTGCACGCAATGATTCTTTGTTAATGCCTGTCTGGCCAATCGCCCAGCGCAAAGAAACCTGATCCTTGCCAACAACCTCAAGCGTTACGTCTGTTGGGTCAGGTGGCGTTGACGGTGATGCTGGAATCGTAAGAACTACCGTTGCGTCTGCTGATTCCTTGGAGCGTGGTGCCGGACCAACTGCACGCACAAAGAGTTCAAAGCTGGTTCCAGGCTTTGCGTTGTCAATGACAAAGTTTGTATTAGTAGTTGTTGTTTCAATAAGGTCACCATCACCAATCCTGTATTTAACCTTGAAAAAGATTGCAGTAAACGCACTGCCACGACTCCAAGACGCTGTAATTCGCGTTGTCGTAAGGTCGTCTTTTGTTACGTCAGTCGCGCTTAAAGTTAAATCAACTGGTGCAGGTGGAGCCTCGTCAAATAGCGTTACATCTGCAAACTCAAGCAGTGCATTTTCAGTTTCGACAACGTTGTAAATGTTGTCTACATGCAACACGCCCGTAATTGAATACGTTCCATTTTCACCTTCGCCGATTGCAAGGCATCTAAATTTTTGATGCTTGACGTTACTGGCTTGGATTGAATAAACAGTTTCTACCTGTGGCGCAGAGCTGAACGGCGACGAGACGTTAATGACATTGCCGACAGCACTGCTAATCGATTTAGTTTCCGTCGTTCCATCAGCCAACACACAGCTCAACTCACGATTCGTCCCAATTGGCAACGTGATCGCTTGGTCTGCTGTAACAGACGTTGTTGTTGACGCTGAAATGCGACCCGCCAGTCTTGCACCCTGACGCATTGCGTCCGAAACAGCAAAGATCTGACCAGGCATCACCATCAAACCTTCAAGGCCAACAGCAAACGTGACAGTCTCACCTTCTGTTTCTTCAGAAGCAAGAACCCATTTGCCTAGCCTTTGAGCTTGGAACTTAGACGTGCAGCCAAACGCGACAATCTCACGGATCTGGAAACCGTACTTATTGACTAGCTCCTTGTTCTCAATAACAACAAAGTCAGGGCGGTAAAAATTGTTTGGGTCGTTGTAGCGAACACGTACCCTGGTGCTTCTTGTCTTTAAGGAAGCGCCGTTATAGCTAAAGCCACCACCAACGACATTTGAGTTGGTAAACAGGTGAACAGGTTCCAGTGCAGTTGCTGTGCTGTTTAAAACACCATGGTCAGCAGCTACTTGAACCGTGTCTGATTTCCAATAGGTTATCCCACGGAAAATGCTTGCTAAGTCCTGCAAAACGCTATACGCATCTGCTGGTGATGCAATTACCGTATTAATTGCAAAACGAGGTTCGGTTTGACCGCCAGTCGTTGGGACACGCTCGTTGCAATATTTAGACAGCTCAATCAAATCAATCCAATTCAGCTCTTCTGTAGAAATAAAATCACCAGCTCCATAACGGCTGTTAGTCACCATGTCGTAAAAACATGCAACCGGGCAGGTCGTATAAGTGCGAGGCAGCAGCTTGCCACTAAAGGGAAGACCGCCGCTGTAATCCAAACTCCCGTCTTCGCGCACCATCGCGCTGGACGGAATTTGAACTTTCATCCCTTTAATATCGTATGCACGAGAAGGAACAGTTTTGAACTGGTCTGTTGAAAGGCTTAGACCGACACAAGCTGTGTGCTTGTACGCCGTCTTAATATCCGTTCCAGCAATAATCGAAGTCCAAACAATCGTGTCGCCTCTGCCATTAGCTAGCGGGAGTTTTTTGCTTACATCTTCAAAATCATCAAACTTAATTTCAAAGGCGTCTTCTGGAGACGAAAACCTTAGCTTCTCCACCCTGATCTGCCAAGGCCCTTCTCCTGTTAAACCAATTCGTTGTGTTTGAAACTGATAACCTGACGTCGAGATTCCTTTAAATTCTTTAAATCCTTGACCGTCAAAAGTTATGGTATTAAACGCGCTATTTTTGCTTTTAACTAAAACCCTGATTCGTAACGCTGCAGGGAATAACTGCCCTCTCGCAAGACCTTCAACTGCTGTTGAAAATAACCTTGGGATTGTAAAAAGCAGTTTAACAAAGTTAACTTTTGGGTCGGTAATTGTTTTAACAATATTGCCGTTACCGTATTCTCTTACTTCAACCTCATTGTTCTCATTAAGCTTTTCGCTGTAATTTTCGCCAACCTGCGTGTCTACGGCAATGATCGTAGTGGTTGAGGTTGCGAATTGATCGGTTAATTCGATCCTAGGTTGGGTAGTTGTACCCTTGCGTATTGCAAAATCGCTTGACAAAACTGCCTTTTGGTCAGCAGAAGTCTCGTCAAGAAAAATGCTTTTGTTGCTTTGCGATGCAAGACCCTGGATCGGCCCCTCACACAGGAGGTCGATCAGCTTAATAGAGGATTCTGAATTTAATGCCATGACTTAATCAAGCAAGTTATACCCAAAAGCATGGACGCGGAACTGCGTCTGTGCATCGGTGTCAACCTCCATAATAGTAATTTTTAGTCTTAATTTTTTGCCGCTTTCTACTTTTGTCCATTTAAGCCTTTGCCCGTAAAAATAATTTTGTGTTGTTTCCAGGTATCCTTGAATGCTGTTTTCAGCAGACGCCACAATAGGGTTACTGCCGCCACTCTTTGAATGTATTACTTCTATGCGGTATTGGATAAAGCCATCAATTTTTGTTGAGGCTCCTGGCGCCCCAGAATGCCCAAACAACCCTTGCTTTACCTCAAATATAACGTCAAATACATCATCTTTAGTTCCGCGAACATCAATTTCGCTAATTTTTTCTTTCTGGCCTTCCGTCAAAGAGTTATTCAAGCCAGGGCCAAACCCAATGTTAGCGTCAACAACTTTTCGCTTGTTTGCTTTTGATGTGTTTATCCCGTCCCTGGCACTTTTGTCAATAACTTTTGTCTCAATGCCTGATTCATCATTAAAGTTATGATCAACTTGTTCGCCATTAATTAATATAGTTTCCGGGCCTGGTGCTTTAATTGCGGTTGCAATTGGGTCCGAAACATCTGTTGCTTCAACAGTTACTGCCAACATGTGACCGCCAACCATGGCGCGACCATAGACAACAGGAATTGTCGAACCATTGCCAACCGTATTGGCTGGTCCGGTGTACGCATAAGACTGCTGGCCACTTGCCCCACGAGTTACACCCTGTGGGCCAGGGCCACGAAAATTAGTGGCATCCATACGACGATTGCCAAGCTTTGGCATTTCTGGTTGCGGTGAAATCATGTTGGCTACACCGTTAAAGACCAAACCTGTACCAATAGAACCGAGTATGGCCGATGCGCCCGCCCCCAAAGTAAACGTGCCCGCAGTCAGTCCAGCCCCTAAACCAGCAAATCCAAGCCCTGCAGGAGCAAATACAATGGCAGCCGCAACTAAACCAACGCCAAACAAAATGTTTTTAGCATTATCTCCTCCACTACCACTGATTACCGGCACAAGCATCATCGGCCTGCTACCAAACGGCAAATGCAGCTCGTCATACCCCATCGCCGCACCAGACTGAATCAGCTTGTAGCCAACACCGTTCTGGTGCGCTGTCATCAAATCCTTTTGCAGCCTCGGATAATTAAGACAAAGCAGCTTGATCGCATCTGCTGGCGTCCTTAAGTTGTAATACTCGTGGTGTGTGCCGTATTTTTCGCCCAGCTCACCGGCTAACATCACCAGTTGCATAGCGATAGACGGCGGCAACGCTCTGCCTATAGTACCGCCCAAAAGGTTCCACCGCACTCAAGCTGTTGAACCGTTGATGCAAAATCTTATCCGCACCAACATAAATTGCTGCGTGCATTGGCGTCCTAGTCATCAACCGCATAATCAATACGTCACCAATCCTGCGTTCTTCGATATCAACCTCATAAAACCCATACGCCTCAGCCTGTTCTAAAAATATGCTGCTCGTTGTCTCAAGATCGTCTGGCCTCTCAAAATCTGGCAACAACACCCCAATCAAGCTGTAGTAATCGCAGATCAACGTGAAGCAATCTTGCGCTCCATACACAAACTCCTTACCTGTTAGGGATCGATAGTTGACCATTCGCTTTCAGGAACAGAGTAGATATGCCATACAAGCTTAGTTTGACTACAGCTTTTGCGGTCCGGCTCACTTGCTTGCCCGCCTAATGGATGAGAATGCACGACAGCTTCAATCGTTCCAGACAACATCGCTTCCATATAGTCAGTGGCGTTGAGAACAAAAGTCAGTTCTGGATCATCTGCAACGTTTTGGCACGGCCAATACTTGCCATCAACAAGTAAACCGCAAGCTTCTTTTGGATACTCAAGGATTGCGTGACCTTCTGCCTTACGCCTGCACTCTTGATCCAAGGAATCCCCCATACGGAATTGTGACATCATTTTTGCCTTCATTGTCTGGGTAGCGAAGCCTGCAACTGCTCACCCGTTTGCCGCATACATCAAATTTGTCCACAGCCTGGTCAAAGGTCAAACTATTAATCGAAGCCAGCGCCTGCATTTCAGCCTTGGAAATCTCGATGTCGTCAACCTGAAAATACCTTTTGGCTACATAGCCGCACTCGGTGCCCCTGTATCTCCAAGGGCAAAACTCAGTAACCTGACGGCGTGGTAGCTCAAGGTTGGTCAAGTCAAGCTTGGCAGTCAGCTCAAACTCAACAAACTGCAGATTTTCACCAGCAACCCTGTCGATATACCAAACTTCTTCTGTCTTTGCTGCTGGATCGGCAGTTGCGTTGCCACCACTAAAGTTGGCGGCATCTAAAAACTTCTTAAACGTACGAATACGCACCACCTGTGCTTTGAGTGGGTTGTAGTTTTGCTGAATAATTAAAGAGCTAATTGCACCATTGGCGTTAGCAACTTTTAACGTTGGTCGAGCAATTATACCTTTGCCTGATGTCTCAAGCCCTGTCATCTCTACAGGCACAGCAGGATAGGTCTTGCCGTTAAACACGATGTTAGCTGTTAAATCATTCGTGCCAGGGTGATAATAAAGCGTCTCATCAACATTGTTAACGGCTTGCGTTAACCGCACCTCAAACAAATCAATGACTGCTGTTGGCTCAAGCTTTTGCAGCTCCTCAAAATATGCAGGCGCTGCAGTGCGTAAGTCGTCAACAAACTGAGGTGTGTTATCAGTCATGGCTCAAACACCTGCTCAAATGTGGCTGAAATCGTAGCCCTGTTCAAATATGGAATAGTTTTGCTCCATTGCCTGCAAACAAACTTTGCGCTTGCTGATTCGCCTGGTGGCGTAAACGTAAAACTCTCGACCGCTCCACGCGCATCAAGAAAAGTCTCGATGGTGTCTGCGTCAGTTTCGGATACCTCAAAGGTCAAGCTATAAACCTTTGGGTTTTGATTGATTCCAAACTGAGTACGTTGCTCATAGCCAGACCCAAAACGTGCAGCTCTAACAGCAGGTTGACTTTGCTTAGTCGTCCCGTAGGTTGGCGCGATCGAAGGGAAAACAGACATTAGGCGGACAGCAAGCCTCCAGGACGTTTTTGTTTGATCAATTCAGCCTGTACGGCTGCACCAATTGCAGAGCCAAGAGCTTTGGCGTCTGGCTGATCACCTTGCACGTTAGAACCAGAGGCGTCAACGTTCACAGTCACATTAGCGCCACCACCCATTGCGTGATTTGGAACGATATTACCCTTTGCTCCAGGTACAAACAACTCCGGGCCACGCTCGCCAACAATGTAAGAATTGCCCCCTGTTACAGGACCGCCATTGGCAGCAAATCCTCCGAATTGCCCAGTAAAACCCGTAGGAGTAACAATGGCATTCTTCGTCATCTGTGGAACTTCAGTCGGAACTCTGCCTCCACCCCCCATGCCCGCAAACATCCTGGCGATGCCAATAGCTATGTACTGAGCAATCATTTGCTTGGCTGCATCCATAAGCATCGACGCAATGCTGCGAAGGAAGTCAGCGAATGCCTGCTCTGCAGTCTTAGTCCCATCAACAACTGCAAGTAGGCTGTCAAATAACGAATCCGTTATGGGTACGGTAAATGCCATCGCATCGTTAAAACGAGCCTGAGCCAAAGCAGCTGCATCGATTGCCGGCTGATACTGCTCGAATAATAAAATTTGATTTTTTATAATATCTTCTTGATCTCTAAGTTTCTTTAAACCGTCTTCCCCGATATTAGACCCAATCTGGCTACCCTCCTCTATCTGGTCCTGAACATCTTTTAACTTAGAACTCATCAGGTCTAAGTTTTCAATAAACAAAAGAGCTTGCTCGTTTTCTAGAGCGGCACTGTTAGCAAAAAAGCCTAATCCTGCACCCATTATGCTCAATTGGGCAGAAGGATCTGTGGACCTAACCGCACGATCGGCGGCAATTTTTGCTTCGATGCTTTGAAGCTGCAAGGCTTGCTGCACTTGAAGACGAGCTATGTTGTAAGAACCCTGCTGTTGCTCTCTATTAGCAAGATTTAGATAATATTGTTTTTCCAGTAAATCTGTTTGCAGATCGTACTCTCTGTTTATAGCACTTCGTCTTTCTAACTCTGTTACTCCAATTAAAGCACTCTTTCTTTCAAGCTCTAAAGTCGCCTGTTTGCGATCAAGCTCTGTATCTAACATGTCCAAGTCTTCTTCAAAAAAAGCAAACCTCCCTTGCGTTATTTTTTGCAAGCTTAATTCTGCCTTTTGAATATTAGTTATAGACTGAATTCTTTTGCTAGCACTTGAAATTTGTTCTTTTTCTATTTGACGCTCTGCTGCAATGCGAGCATTTTCGCGAGCAGCTTTTGACTGCCTTATTGCTTCCTTGGTTAAATTTTGTTCTAGCTCCAGCTCTCTTCTTTTGGCCTCGGACAAATCGCCTTGAAGTTGAATTTCAAGTATGTCTAATTTGTTTTGTTGTCCTTTGATTGTCAAATTACCTTGCTCAACAGCAAGAACATCGCGACGAATACTTAGCCTGCCTTCTTCAAAATCTGCGCCCTGCTTGGCTAAATCTGTTCTGTCTTTTACTACCTTTTGTATTTGTTTTTCCAGGTCTAAATAAGCTTTAACCTCCGGGTCTTGCCCTAAAGTTTCAACTGTTTCAGCAAGTCTTGCGCGTCTTGCAGCCTCAAACTCTGCTCGTGCTCCGGCTCCTACGCCCGTGATAGCTGCA